AAAGTAATTGAGGTAACAAGACTCTGTACTGACGGAACTAAAAATGCTTGTTCCTTTTTATATAGTGCGGCAGCTAGAATTGCTAGAGAAATGGGTTATAAACAAATTCAAACGTACATTTTAAAAAGTGAATTTGGTTCTAGTTTAAAAGCTTCTAATTGGAAATTTAGGCATGATGTCTTAGGTAGACAATGGAAGTATTATAAAAAAGTTAGAACGGATGATTTATTTGGCGAAAATATTATTGAATTAAATCCGAAAAGAAGAACAGATCAACCTACCTGTGATAAAAGACTTTACATAAAAGAGCTATGAAAGATCTAGAAAAGTTAATTAGTGAGACTCACAAGGAAATAATGAAAACTCCTTTGGGTGAGTTTTTAAAAGAAGCTGATGAAATTGGATACAGCTTCTTTTGTAAGGATATTGTTAAGAAGGTGATCATTGCACGTTTACAGAAACAAGGAAAAC